CATCGACGAGGCATGGGTTAAGTTAGCTGGATACCAGGTTGGTATGCCAAACATCGACGTAATTTGGCTCCTTATGACGGTTGTAGACGAAAGTCTCATCATAAGAATGCACCTAAATCCATACGGGCGGCAGTTTCCCGTCGTCATAGGCGGTCTATTCCACGATAGTCACAAGACATACGCACAATCACTCTACGATCTGCTGTTACCCCTGCATGACATTGCGACATGGCTGTTGCGTTCTCGCATTGACAACGTACAGGCGGCAATGAACAACCTCATCTTCGTTGATCCTACCAAGGTAGCCGTTTCCGACCTCATCGACAGGAACCCGTGGGGCATCATACGCTCTTTGCCCGGTCAAAACCCAGGAGATGGGGTCTTCATAGCTAACGTACCAGACATCACTCGCGGTCACTGGTCCGATATTGGAGCCTTGTCCGAAATGAAGCAACGGCTTTCAGCCGCTTCCGACGCACAGCAAGGTATGCCTACTCCTGGCTCAGACCGCACAACTGCATACGAAGTACAGCGTCTGACCCAGCTAGGATCACAGCGCCTTGGCGTCCTATCACGCATCATATCTGCTACATCGATACGCCCTCTGGTCCGTATGTCCATTGAAAACATACAGGACAGCCTCGCCTACAATGGTTCAATCCGCATGGCGGCTGACACAGTAAACGAAACACTGCGTCCTATGATCACTGACGGCTATCTCGATTATGACAGTGCCGCCCTACAAGGCGACATCGAATACCTTGTAGTCGATGGCACCCTGCCAATCGAGCCTAGCCGCTCCCCTCAATCGTGGCTTAACGCTGTTCAAGTAGCCAGCCAAAGCGGTCTTGGCATGGAGCTAGACCTCAAAGCAATGACTCTCGAAGCCGTCAGAAGCATGGGCATATCCGACATCGACAGGTTTCGCATCCCACCAGAACAACTCCAGCGCGAAGGACCGTCTCCCTCCCAGCAAATGGAACTGATGGAAAAAGCCAGAGGCGCGTCCGTCCAGCCGCAAGAGCAGATCGACAGAGAAGTAGAGCGCGGAAACATTATACCTATGAGGAGCCAGCAATGAGTGAGAAAGCAAAATCATTCGCCTCTACAATTCCACCTCGCATGAGGGAGTACATTGACGCCAAGCTGGAAGACCCGTTGCGCGACATGAACAACGCCATCGTATCCAGCGAGAAGTACAACGCCAAGGTAGAGGCCGAGACAAAAGAGCGTCTATGCAACATGGAAGCACGCATTAAGAACATGGAACAGATACTGGAGCTACAGCCCAAGTCTCGCGCCATGCTCAAACAACTCATCGACCACATTAACGGGGATAACTGATGCCAATCACTCGCCCCACTGGCGATCAGCTTAGATTTAACTCCTCCGTAAACGGGGAGATAATCCTAGATACGTATCTTGAAGATGCGGAGATGGGGGGCCGTACCCTTGGCGATCTGATGGCAGACATCTTTGATGCGAACGGTGACTATCGATCCGACCTGTTTGAATTTAGAGAAGACCCAGCGAACCCTGGCATGTTCCAAGTCCGCGTTGGCTCATTCACCAACAACAACACAGGCTGGGTAACAATAACGTTTACCGACTTCGCACAATACGTAGCCGACGCACTTGCTTACAAGAACGCCGCCGAAGCCGCAAAGACTGCCGCTGAAACTGCCGCGACCACTGTCGCTCCGATCACCGCAAACCTAGATGACGTACTCGCTGTAGCCAACTCCGTTACATCGATCAACGCTGTAGCCGCACAGCTTGAAGGCACAGTAAACATTGCCCTCACCTTTGCGTCAGGCAACTTCGTAATCGAAAGCACTGCCAATAAGCCTCTTACAATGCTGAAAGCGTTCACCTACGAGTTCGACGTTTCAGACAATTCAAACGCTGGCAACGTACTGGCCTTCAGTTCAACGTCGGACGGCACACATGGAGGTGGATCAGAATTTACAGGCAACGTGACCCGTACAGGGACACCTGGAACATCTGGCGCAAAAGTTTCGATCCTGATCAACGACAGCACCCCAGACAACTCGTTCCATTATTACTGCGTTGGTACGTCAGGGGCTGGAGCCTCTATCACGGTCAAACCGCACCACATTGACAATCTGGCGCAGATTTCAGCGGACATAACAACAACGGCAACAACTGTAGCCCCTGCTATTGATGACGTTACGACGCTTGCAGTTCCAGCAAACCTAACAGCCATCACAGATGTTAAGGCCGCGCTCCCAGAAATCATAGTCGTCGACACTAATATCGCTGACATAAATACAACAGCCCAGTACATAGCAAACATCAACACTGTTTCACTGACGGTAAACATCAACGCTATCAATAATGTTTCTACCAATATGGGGGCAGTCACAAATGTCAACAGCAATATGGGTGCCGTGCAGGGAGCATCCGATAATGCGGACGACGCAAAGAAATATGCAACGCATACTATTAATCAGCAATTCACAGACAGTGACGGCAACACGGAATATTCGGCCAAGCATTATGCAGCACAAGCCGCATCTGTAGGACAGGCGTTTACCGTCATCCAAGGGGATGAGCGCACCACTGGCGATGCAAACGATGTCGTAGCTGACGGCAGTTCCGACACGCTTTCCTTCCAGGGATTGGGGGGAGCCAAGGTCAGAACGCAAGAGGGCAGTGACACAGTATTTATAGACAGCCGTGCAGTAGCAATGGCTGTAGCATTAGGATAGACAAATGGCACTTTACCAATTCAAATCCATTATCTCGAACAACATTGGCGACAGCGCAACGGACGTATACACAGTTCCAGCCGCTAAAAAGTCAATCATCATTGGTTGTTCTATTGCCAACATCACAAAGGGCAATCTTCCAGCCGAGGTCAAACTCGTTAAAGCCGATGCCACAGAGATACATCTGGCACTTTCCACAAAAATAAAAGGTGGGACGACGACCGACTTTTTGGCTGGTAAGAAATTAGTTATGGAAGCTGGTGACAAAATTAACATAACGGGCAAGGTAGCCAATGGCCTCGACTGCGTCCTATCCGTACTTGAGGACGTCGACTGATGGCTACGATAACAATGAACACGGCACCGCCGAACAATGACTATGCCGATCTTACTTTCTATGGCTTCAAACTCGACGGCAACGGCGATCTTAACGTCGAGAAAATAAATGACGGTTCGTTGATCACAATACCTGATCCCGACAATCAATCAGGTCCATCCGATTACCGCCACTGGATTTGGACTGAAGACACTTTGAATTTCACATGGGGTAACAAAGGCCACCTTACGATGGAGATACTATGAGTACGATAATGGATTTAGGGAAGCTCCGCTTCTACTGGACCGGCGACTACAACGCCGCGACAGAATATGAAAGCAACGACATCGTTCGCTACGGCGGTAATGTTTTCGTTTATATTTATGGCCTCAAGACCACAGGAAACGTTCCTACGGATACGACGTACTGGGCGAAAATGGTTGAAGGATTTTCCTTCGACGGTGTTTACGACGCAAACACGACCTACCAGGCAGGGGATGGTGTGTCTCATGGCGGCCGTGTTTACGTTGCAGTGCAGTCCACACAAGGCAACACTCCCCCCAACAGCACCTACTGGTCGGTTTTTGCTGATGGAATACAATACGAAAGTGCATACAACAATGCGACGGGATACCAGAAAAACGACGTTGTCACCTATGGCCCACAGGTCTATATCGCTAAACAGGATACGACGGGCAACCTGCCCACCGATACAGTATTTTGGGACAAGTTCGTCGAAGGAATTTCAGCGTCTGCGATCTATAATGCGGCAACTGCTTACGTCCCAGGAAACCTAGTCGCGTATGGCGGCAACATTTACCAAGCTATCGCCAACACTACAGGCAACCTGCCGACTGACACATCAAACTGGTCACTCTTCGTTCCGAGCATTAAGCCAAGAGGCAACTGGGCTACCTCGACCGCTTACGAAGTAAACGACCTCATACAGTACGGCGGTAACACCTACCGCGCTCTCTTGTCACATTCCTCGGGAACCTTCGCAACCGACTTGAGTAATTCCAACTGGCAGAAATTCACTGGAGGCATCGAGTGGAAAGGCACTTGGGCGACAGCAACCGCCTATAAAGTCGGAGATGTCTTCCTTAATGACGTATCCTCATACATCGTCACTGCCGATCACACATCTGGAACATTCGCTTCCGACTCAGCCAACTACGACACGCTGGCAGTAGGCGCAAATATAGCCTCGCAGACAGGCAATGCTGGCAAGTACCTGACAACAGACGGCTCAGTCACATCGTGGGGTGAGGTAAACGCGACTCAGCAAACATGGACAATTAAAACGGCTAACTACACAGCCGCAGTCCACGACAGGATATTCGCAAACACATCAGGTGGAGCATGGACGCTCACTCTCCCAGCATCCCCGACAATCGGTCAATGGGTACAGATCAACGACGTAGGCGGTTCGTGGGCCACAAACAATCTGACGGTAGCACGTAACTCATCAACCATGATGGGGGGTACAACCGATCTAGTAGCGAACGTCAACAACAGTTCATTTTATCTCGTCTACAGCGACGCAACCTACGGTTGGAGGATCGTATAAATGGTACAACTTTCCACACTAAGCGGAGGCTCTACTTC